TCCGCCTTGTTCTCTTTGATTCATAATTGACTCCTTAATTAATTCTTAATACAGCAGTGGTTGAGGTTGCTGATGGAAACGTTATTGTAAATGTACTTGTTGCTGTTTTATCACTGCCAAAATTTAATATACAAACGGCCGCATTTGTAGTGCTATTATATATCAAAGCTCCAGCAGTAGTAAAATTTGCAGGACTCCAAGTAACATCTACAAACGACACATATGCTGTATTAGTGGTCGTGTCACTACCTAGTCCAGTTATAGTTAGATTCTTACCCCCTGCAACATAACCTGTGCCTGTTACTTCATTGTCTGTAGTATATGCAGTAGTAGTCTCGTTTAAAGTAGCATTAGCTGTATATAGGGCTATTTTGTATGTATAAGGAGTACCTGCATTAAAGTTTTCTAGGGCCTTTAATAAATTAAGTTTAAATACTGTAGTTTGAGTTTGTGATATTGCCATTATTTAACTGGGTATCTAACCTGCCCGCTCCTATATGCATCTTGTCTATCTTTACCATCTGAAAGTTGTTTTAACAATATCATAGCTTCGTCGTATCGGGCTTTATAAGTATTCATGACATCTGCTTCGCCCTTCATATAAGTATAGGCTTCTAGTAAAGAACCATATAACAAACTAGAACTAAAGTTGTCGCCTAACCAAGTTGTACCACCAGCTACAGTTGTAATAGATTCAGGGTAATAGAAATAATGTAATTCCACTGCGTATGACGCATCGGGCGTAGGACCTAGTATGAATGAGTTCTGATCAAATACTGCGTAATATGCAGGTGTACCATAAAAATCTGAATCAGTGTCAGGATATGATTGTCTTATAAAATTAACGTCTTTATTTAAAAGATACGTATACTCATTATTAGCGTTGATAACAGCTAAGCTAAACGTAGCCAACCAATTATTTGGCATCGCTAAATACTTATTACCGGACGTTGTAGTACCTGTCACATTTTTACGTAATGCAGGAAGCTGCACTGAGTTATAAATACGTTGTTCTGCTTGAGTTATAAACGTGTTTATATCTACAGTTTGAAACGTATTCTCAGTATAACTTTGTATTTCCGCTACTAATTGTGAATAGGTCATTGCCATGGTTTATTATGCCATTGGGCCACGAGCTTTACGGCCTTTAGTAGCTGCACCATTACCGCGAGTTTCAAGTTCACCGTGTCTATTTATTTTGTTAGAACCAGGATCACCTGCACTTACACGTTGTCTAGCTGTACCTTGATTTAAGTCTTGAGCTTTTAACTTGTTAGGGTCTTGGCTAAAACTAATATCTGCATTAGGCACAACGATTGGTTGTTTATATTCTGCCATGATTATTATCCTTTTTTCTGTGCTGCAATTTTAGCTAAGCCACGACCCATTTTTTTCATATCTGCATTTGATTTACCACCTTTTGATCCTGCATGTTTAGGACCTTTTTCAATGCCTACGTTTGGACCTGTGTCGCCTAGATTTTTACCTTTAGTCTTACCTTTTTTAACAACGCCATCAGCGCCTGATTTATATGCCATGTTACTTCTCCTTAAGTTGTTGTTACTGTTACGCTTGCTACTACACCTGTTGCAACCAAATAATTTGGCGTTAGAGCTGCATCAAAAGAACTAGCCCCTCCTACTGGATACCAGCCCCACTGTATGACTCTACTACCGCCCATCGGAACACCCGTTGAATCTACTCCAGGTCCAGTTTGTTCTGTTAGTTGTAGCCCATTTAAACCTGACTGATAATAACTAGGACTATCGGGTCTTGGATTACGCACTGCCTGTGGATCATTGACTGGGTATAAACCTAAGCTTAACTGTGGCTGATCCGGTTCCCAACATTCAGGGCATACAAGTATATTAACATTTTTGGTCTTAATAACCAATCTTTTAAGTTGTTTTAACTTATATCTAAACCCACAGCGATCACACTGTGCAATCGAGTTCTTGGCACTAGCGTATTTAATTGGCATTTAATTATCCGTGATAAAACATTTCACGAGGTACAAATCTTACACTCGCTTTTTCTCTGTCTTCATCCGCAGCTAATTGGAACGCCTCTTCATAAGCTGCTTTTAACATCTCAATTCTCATCTCAGCACCCGGTATTTTAAGGCTTAAATAATAAGCTAAGCCTGCTACCATACACGGAATAAATCTAAACGGAATATCTTCTACATTAATGCCGTTACCTGCGTCTTGAATACGTCTTAATCTGTAGTACACAAACTGATAAAAATTACTTTGATCAGGTGCAGGCCATACATTAACAGTAGGTAAGTTCTGTACATAAATTTTAGAAGCTGTTATGTGTGTTGCTGCAGTTGTATTATTAGCCCCGCGTATGCAATCAGTTAAGTCATTACCGTTTATACCACCATATTGGATAGTCTCGTTATCTACTTTAATAAAACCAAATTGAGCTAAGCCCACAGTAGATGTTAAAGTAATGGTTGTTTCTGTTGCATCTAATACTTCAGCTGTAAGGATTGTAGTAGGGTTCTCTTGGCCACTTTGTCTATTAATCCAAACCTGAATAGGACGACCTGTAGCATTTTTATTAGGTATAGTAATGTAGGTTGATTCACTAATACGGTTGATATTAATGTCTTGTTGGTTTTGTCCTGTTCCAGTACGCGTCACCATATCAAGAAGATCCACTGTGTCTACAGGTAGTGGATACATAATTCGACCTTGTTGTAAATTGATTTGACCTGGTTCTACAGTCCACAAGTTAATACCACGATTAGCCCATTCAGCCGTCATAATATTAAGTGAACGACGTGCAGTTCTTAAGTCATACCCAGTACGTAACTCTTGACCACAACGTTCAAATGCGTCTTCAACAAGATTGTTTAAATCTAAGTTAAAGGTACTCGTGCCTGTGGTTCTATCTACCATTATTTAACTCTTCTATAAGGTTTTACTTTTTGTTTAATTGATTTAGGTTGAGCTACAAACTGTTTGCCTTTAGCTTTACCTGCTCTTTTAGCCTTCGTTGTAGCAGCATACTCTTGAGGGCTTAATGCTTTAATTGCTTTTTCGGGTAAGTATCTTTCGCCTGTTTCGCTAGACTTTTTACCAGACTTAGTTGTCCACTTTTGTTCACCCCATGATTTAAGTGAACGTTGTGGTTTAGCTAATGCACTCACTTATAACCACCACCTGCGGCTTTATATTTCTTAGCTACTAATTGTGCTTTACGAGCTGACCATTGACCAGCACCTGTACCATGTGTTGCAGCAGCTTTAACTTGAGATACGATTCTTTTTCTCAAACTTGGTTTGGTGTAGTTACCTGCAGCGTTTACTTTGCCACCTTCTTTATACTCAGTAAAGTCTGTGTTATCACGACGTTTTTTAACCGTACCCTTAGGCATCTTAGCAGGGTTTATAGCGCCCATACCACGTGAAGGTCTCATTAGCAGATCTTTCCTTTAGTTTTACCTTTAGTAGCAATACCATCTGCACGAGATGAAGCAGTGCCGCCTTTAGAATATTTTTTAACCTTGCCGCCTTTTTTGTAGTTCTCATCAAACTTCTTAACTTCTGTACTTACATCGTACATAGCTTTATTTTTACGATAAGCTTCTGGATCTTTCATTTCTTCCATTTTCATTTGCTTTTCTTCAATTTTAGCTTTTTGTTCTTTTGATGGTGGCGTAATGTCTTTAACAAACTTTTTCATTTTTTCGATTATAGCCATGTTAGCTCCTTAGCAAATCTTGCCTTTAGTTTTACCTTTAACAGCAATACCATTAGCTTTAGCAAGTTGACCACCTTTAGAATAACCACAACCTTTAGCCATACCGCCTTTTTTAAGCTTAGTTAAGTCTGATTTCTTTCCTTCATGAAGTTGTTTCTCATGCATGCCTACAGCTTTTTTAGCCATCTTTTTATCTTGAGCCATGTCTGCCTTACCGCCTTCTTTATAAGCCATGCCACCCATATTCATTTTCTTTTTTGCCATACCGCCTTTTTTCATGTAGCCCATTTTATTTCTAACCTCCGTTGGTAATTTTGATAATCCAGGATTTTCACTTGAATCTGTTGCTTTTAGTGATCCACCTGATCCAAAC